ACCATATGAGCTAGAAGGTATATATTTATAAGCACCGTTAACGGTGCGTTAAAAACATGATAATATTATATTATCATAGAGATGCCGATGGTCGAAGGGGAAGAAAATACAACCAAAGAAACGACTAAAGATAAGACCGCAGTCGAAAAACCTAAAAGATTTAATAACGGATGGACACCTTCATTAGAAGCATTAGTATCTGACTGGGCGGATAAAGCACAATGTTACAGATGGATGCACGATAAAACTTCACGTGTGTATCAAATATATAATCAATATATGATGATTCCTGTCATAATATTATCCACGTTAACTGGAACAGCGAACTTTGGTCTGGATTCATTATTTAGTGATGCAAATTCTAAACGTATTGCTTCTTTGGGCATTGGTGGCGTAAGTATTGTGACTGGTATTATAAGTACGCTTGCGAATTTTTTGAGATATGCCCAAGGTTCAGAGGCACATTCAACTTCGGCGATTTTATGGGCTAAATTCAATCGGTTTATGTGCATTGAACTTGCGTTACATCCAAATGATAGAATGGAGGCATTTGCATTTTTGAAAATGTTCCGCTTAGAACTCGATAGACTTATTGAACTATCCCCCCCGATTCCAGAAAGTATTATACGTAGTTTTAAACATGAATTCCGTATGCTGGCAGATGTGAAACGGCCAGAAATTACTGGGGCTATAGAACACACACGGGCATTTGATAATAGCAATGAACGTCTAAAGGCGTTGGCGGTTGAGGCCTCTATGATGCTATGGCATAAAAAACAGCTTGCGAAAGACCTTGTTTTGGCTGATTTGGACGTACGTGTGCGCAATATAGTTAATGAGGTTACTGAGTCACGTCAGGCTGAATATGAGGAGCAACCTTCTTCCCCAACAATAATTAATAACCAAAGAGCGGATAAACCTATCATTAGCCCCAATGAAATTAAAATAAATATTGGCGATTTGCCAGGCTCTGTAAGTGAATCTAACTCAGTAGAAGACCATAAAAATCAGTACGATAAAAGTGCCTCACCGTGATTGAAGGCAAAATTATATGACCCGAGTCTGAATTAAGAAATCTGTTGTAAAAAGTATATTACACTTTACAACCTATACACCGTGAAGTAACTTTATGGCACTTTATATATAATGCCATAATGGCCGGTATTTACCTATTTTATTGAGTCCGGAAATGCTAGAAGGGTCATACCAAAGGCGTGGTTGTTTGATCTGAGAAAAAAAGCAAAAAAAAGAAGCAAAAAAAAAGAAAAAGCAAAAAAAAGAAAAAGCAAAAAAAGAAAAAGAAAAGAAAAATAAAATGTAATAAATTATGCCACCACGCTTTCGTTTCTCCCCCATAGTTATGACTTCAAATATGACTTGTGTTAATACCTAAAACGGGTGTTATTTAATAATATAGAATGTCTATATTTAAACCATGTATTAAAAATGTCGAAACCGCATTGAGGGGCATTCGGCGGTTTTTTAACGAAACTCCATTAGAAAAAAACACCATTCTTTCTAAACACCATGGAGCAAGCGTTTTTGTAAAACATGAGGATAGAAGTGTCGTGCGTTCCTATAAATACAGAGGTGCTTATAATAAAATGGCTAGCTTAGAACGTGGCAGTCGGGTTGTTACCTGTTCGGCGGGCAACCATGCTCAGGGTGTTGCCTATAGTAGCGGACTATTGGGATTACAGGCTGATATATTTATGCCTACTAAAACCACGACCCAAAAAATCGATAAGGTTTTAGGATTTGGCGGTTCAAATGTGCAGGTATTTTTAGAAGGTGACACATTTGACGAATGTAATGCTATTGCTCAGCACTATTGTGTAAAAAAAAAACTTGGATTTGTTCACCCGTTTGATGATATCAAAGTTATTGAGGGTCAGGCCACAGTTGGGCTTGAAATACTTGGGTCAGAGTCAGAAATAGATTACCTGGTGTTGCCGGTTGGTGGCGGCGGGTTGGCAGCCGGCGTATCGTCTGTTTTTAGACAGCTAAGCCCACATACAAAAATTATTGGCGTTGAGCCGATGGGGGCTGCGTCACTTACGACGGCCTTGGCCAATAAGGGACCACTAAAGTTAGATAAGATTGATACATTTGTTGATGGGGCGGCCGTTAAAATGGTCGGAAACTTAAATTATCCACTATGTGAAGTTGGATTGGATAAAGTTTTATGCGTTCATGAGGGACACGTTTGCTCTAAGATTCTTCAAATGTATAATGAAAGCGGATTTATTATTGAACCGGCGGGAGTGTTATCCTTATGTGCGTTGGATCTGCTTGCAGACGAAATTATTGGAAAAAAAGTCGTGTGCGTCGTTTCTGGTGGCAACTCCGATGTATTTCGTATGCCTGAAATATTAGAACGGTCGTTGATTTATGAGGGGCGTAAGCAGTATTTTAGAGTTGAATTTGCACAGAAGGCGGGGGCATTGAAAGACTTTATTTTGCGTGTTTTAGGCCCAGGTGATGATATAATATATTTTCGTTATACGAAACTTATTAATAGAGAAACGGGTCCAGTTGTTATTGGAATTGAGACGCGGGATAAAATGGCAGGAATTGGGTTGGCAAAACGAATGGTGGAGGGGGGTTTGGTATTTGAGAAGCTGACAAATATTGCTGATATTTAGTCTTGTTCTTCGGCTTTGATGGCTGACGCAATCAAGGCAGTCAACTTGGCTTTTTCATGCGTTTTTTCCTGTTCGATGATTGTTTCCAAAATCATCTGTCTTTCTATTGCTGTTAAATCGCTTTTAATAACTCGGTACTTTAGTGTTATCAATTCTGTCGGATAAATGTGTGTATGTATATGTCCTTGTGTGTCTTCGTCACAATATTTTTCATATATTTCTATATGTTGTACAGATGATGCCGAACGACATGAATTGCCTTCGTTATCTGTTGCTTCATCACCAAATATAACAAGTACTTTTTGTTGCGGTAGGTCTTTTTGGTCGTAATGAAAATAGCCGTCAAATAAAAGGGTGTCGTTTTCGTTTAAAATAACATGTTTGATATATGGGCCACGTGCGTTTTTTGGATAAATTTCTATTTCCATTTCCATTCCCATTCCCATTTAATTATAAATACTATTGTATCTTTAAGACTGTGTTAACATTCTTGTTTTTACAAGAGTGAGCTACATTGTTTGATTTGGAAAGTTTAGGCTGTCGCAAAGTACCGAAGTTAAGTACCACCCCTCTGAAAGGGGTGGTATTTAACTTCGGCACTTAACGATATAAGACCAGTTTTGCTGATAATTATAATCTAAATTCGTCTCCTATATTGATATTGTTACTACACGACATTTGTGGTATTTGGTTGTACCCTTTTTTTTTCAATACATCTCTTACATCCCATAGTAGATATTTGAACTTGATATTCATCCCGTATTGATTCCAGACTTCAAGAAGAGCATTTGTTAAGGCACCACTTGGTACATTTTTACTATCAACTGTATCTGCTGCTACTTGATTGTCGGCACATCCGCTTAAAAATATAACGGAACCATTTGCTTTTGGGTATTTAGTGTTTTGGCTTATATTTATTTTTCCATATTCCGGGGCACTGATTAAGTATCTTAAATCAAGAGCAGAACCGCTGTGGCAACAATCCAGAACAGCAAAACCTTTACAACCCGTAGGTATTTTATTTACTAACATAATTCTAAGCTCGTCGTCAGTTATTATCTCTATTTTGCCTTTATTTATTGGATATATACAGCTGTCAAAGCCGCTTTTTTCATCACCTGAACGGTCTAGAGTTAATCCACCGTGGCCACTATAATGAAAAAATACCGATTCATTGGGTTTTAGACCATTTACCAACCAATTTATACCATCAATAATATTTTGACGTGTAGGTTTTAATAATGGCTCAGTATTGGCATCCGTAAGAATTCTAAATTCTTTACATTCAGGATTTGCTAAGCGAAGCTTTGCCTCAATGTTTTTAACATCATTAATACAACCATAAAGAGTATTACGTGGATCTTCTAAATAATTTATTCCAACGCATAATACTCTTTTTAATCGCTTTGTGTTTACTTGGTTGCCTGGTTTTACTACAATTTCTTTTACTTCGTTGTTAGCACTATTTATAAAAGATTTATGTTGACAAGACATGCCATGCTTATTTGGTGATATTTTACACATTTTACAACAATAATTTCCACCATTATTTGAAATATTAGAATGTCTTTCGTATGAACAGTTTTTAGACACACACTTCATGTCTATAAGTACATATAAGATTTTAAAATAATAGTTTCAATACTTTTTAAACCTTTTCTCATTTAAAACGCTCAACTATTTTATTCATTTTTATAATTAGCATTATATTCTTCGTTAGTAATTAGTTCATAATTTTTTAATATATCAAGACGCTTATTAAAATTTTTATTTATATTTTTATCATGGTGTATAAAAGACTTGTATATTAAATATGTATATTTATAAGAAGGATTAAAATGATAATTACAATATATTTTTTTTCTATTAAAAGTATTAACCTTTAAATTATTATTATTCAATAAATGTTTATTTATAATGTCTTGGTCCCAACCATGTTTATTAGTTAAATCAGTTAAAACATTTTCAAAAAATGTTAAGGTTTTTATATTACATTTAATTAATATAATACCAATATTGTAATAACCCTTTCCATCATTATCAGCAAAACATAAGTCATTATCTGAATAGTTGTTAAAAAAATCAACTAGTTCATTTATATTGTTTGAATTAATAAATATAGTTGCGTCTGTAAATATAATTGAGTTTTCCATATTTTCCTTAATTTTCTGCAATATTAATTCTATTTTAATAGAAACGCCTCCAAAAAAAAGTATGTGAACCATTATTTTTTAGATTATCAATTTTTATTGCTTCTAATTCAAAAACCGAATTAAGATTTTTATGAATATGATTATTATAATATTCATAAAGTTCCGAATAAAAAAATATAAATTTCATTTTTATATTATATATAGAAAATAAATTAATTCAAAAAATGATTATATAATTTCAATTTTATTATAAATAGTTGGGCGTTTTAGACCGCCGAACATTTCAAACCGGCACTTCGGGAAAAGATTCAGGGAGCAAAAAATTCTAAAAGTGCCCGTTTCCAATGTTCATTAGTCTAAATGAGAAAAGGTGTAAGACCAGCTATTGACTTACTATTTGGGCGAGCAGGGTTGTTTGATTTAATACCATTTATTCAACTGATATTTTGTAGTTTTTACATAATATAAATTATAAAATACCTTAAATTTTTCAGATCAAACAACCCTGCTCACTCTT